TTCGGCAATCGCACGGGCGGCCTCGTTTGCAACTCGTGGGGCAATTACGTCGGCGGTGGGAAATTCCCACCAGACCAGCCCGACGGCACATTCTGGGCCGAAAAGTCGGCCATCCAGCGAATCCTTGCACAGGGCGACAGCTACGCCATCGGTGGCGTGGACGGGTTTGCGTACCGCGAGATTCACAACGGCGACTGGCTGCAGCCGCCACCGGAGGAGCAATGACGGACAGGCATCGCATGGTGGCCATGGTCGTGATCGCCGTGGCGGTGGGCTGGTACGCCGGCTCCGGTGCGTCCCACGAGCCCAAGCCGCTCGAGGACCGCCCAGTGCTGCGGTGGATCGCTCGGGCCGCCAAGTCGCTCTTGTGGGTGGCCGTGTTCGTCGAGGAGCCGCCCGCCGAGCAGCACGCCGAGATCCGCTCGCACATCGGCTCCGACGGCTACGTGGCGGTCGATCACGGACGAGGGTGGTGACATGTGGCGCTGGATCATCTGGTTCCTCACGTGGCTGTCCGCCGACCCGGCCGACATCGGCCGCGAGTCGGCACGCGCGGCTGCGTCGATCGCCGCGGCACGCGCCACGATGGTCACGTCGCCCGATGTGCAGCCCGACCCGGCTCCGCCGGACGGCAAGTGCTGCAGCGACTGCGGCGGCACCGGCGTGATCGTGCACGGCGACGGGCACAAGACGCCATGCCCGTGCCCGGCCTCGTGTACGTGCAAGCGGCCACGAGCGCCGATGCCTGCGGCGTCGCCCACGCCTGGCAAGCCGGCCACGCCATGATGCTGGAGGCTCCCGTGGGCGACGTCGCCGGCATGGACCTGACGTGGCTGCGGGCGGAGGTACGGCACCGCGTCGGCGGCCCTGCCCTGCAGCTGCCCGACGAGGTGGCCGCGATCGTCGACGCCACGCTCGTGCACTGGCCCGAGCGCCACATGGCCGACCTGGCCAGGCGGGCGGAGGCGGCCGGGGCCGGCCGCGAGGCGCTGGATGCAATAGGCGTAATCTCAGCGAAAGTCCGCGAGGTGCTCGAGCTGCGGTGCGAGACCGAGGAGCAGGGTGAGGCCGTCAACCTGATCGTGCTGGCCTGCGTCGTCGAGGTGGCGAACCTGTGGTTTGCAAGCACCGAGCACCGGATCGGCATCCGCCGGCTGGCGTTCCAGGTGAGGACGCGGGCCGCCTAGAACGCTCCGCCGGCCGACAGGATGCGAGCGACGAGCAGCAACAGCTCGAGCCAGACTGTGATCGACATGGTAGCCCTCCTTGGCTGTGGTGTTGTCAGGTGACAACACACTCATCGGCCGTTGTCACGTGACAACTTGAGGGCGTCGGCTCGGTGCACGAACAGCAAGCCGTCGATCACGACCGCCCGCACCCGGCCGTCGAGGGCCAGCCGCCGCATGTACTGCCTCGACACGCCGGCCAGCTCGGCGGCGTGCGTGCAGGTCACGTAGTCGTCGGTGTCGATCCGCATGGCCGCAGTCTGGCCTTGGCCGGCACAACCCGCAAGGATGGACGCGGGGGATCGCAACTCCGGACCCGTCCGGGGACGCTACTGGCTCACGCGGTGCGAGCCGGCGGCTCGTGGTCATCGGGCTTAAAGATTCGCGGCATGGCCTGCCACGCCTTGGGGCGATGAGCGTCGACCACGCGAGGATCTAGGTAACTACGCCGAGTGATGCGGTCGGACGAATGTCCCAGAAAAGCCGTGGCATCAAGTCCAGCGGCGGCCAGATGTGAGGCGGTTGAGCGTCTCAGGGCATGAAATTGGACGTCGCGGCCGTCCCCGAGGCCGGCGCGCCTCGTAATCGTCTTCCAGCGTTTGCGAAGCGCCGTTCCCGACGACACCCACCAGAACACGGTCGGCCCCGTATGGGCCGCTACACGGTCGACCAGGTCCGAGGCCTCGGGCGACAGCTCGTAGACACGCTCCTGGCGTCCGCCTTTGCGGACGTGGGCTGGCACGGTCAGCGTCGGCCGACGCCAGCACATGCGGGGCGTCGAGAGGATCGCGTTGATCCGCTCGCCGGTCTCCAGTGCCACGGCGATCAGCGCTGGGAAAAACACTGACGCGGGCACAGGCCCGACCCAGCCGCTCGCCTGCCGTGCGGCGTCGGCGAGCCTGGCCAGCTCGTCCGTCGTGAACGCTCGCGGCATCGCCTGCGGCACCAGCTCGGGCGCGACCGACGGCCGAAGCTTCACGAGGCCGCGGCCTTGCGCGAGGTTCCACAGGGCCAAGAGCCCTGACCGCTCGCGGGCCACGCTATTTGGCGAAAGCTGCTGGCCGCGCACCGCGAGGAACTGGCTGACGGTCAGGTCCTCGAGGTCTTCGAGGAGCGCCGGTCGTCCAAGCCACCTTGAGAACTGCGTGATGGCGTGCCGTAGCAGGCGGACACTTTCGCGCGACCTGCCGCGCAGGCGGAGCGGCACGTACACGGTGTCGAGAAACGCGTCGAGTGTCATGGTGCGTGATCCTCCTACTCAGGGATAGGTCACGCGTCCGTGCGGGTGTGCTCCGTCCGTGGAAGGGAGTCCGGTCGTGCGGGCTGTGCGGGTCGGCCGGTTTTGCGGGGTTTCATCCTGTCCCCGCCACTTTCAAACGTTGCAATCCCGACGGGATCGCAACCCTGTCCCCGGTAGACCCACTGGAACCATCGGGATCTACGCCACGGAAGGCAAGGCGCTCATGGCTGCACCAGCGTCGACATCGATCCGCGAACGGCACGCCGGCGGCCGTCCACCGGAAATCACGACGCTGACTCCGTTCGGACGCGTGCTTGATCCGATCCTGCGACGGCTGGAGTGGAACGTCTACCACCTGGGCGAGGCCACCGGCCTGCTCCCGAGCACGCTGTGGTGGTGGATGAAGAAAGCGAAGAAGTGGCCGCCGGGCGACAAGGTTGCCATCATCTCCGCGGCCGTCGGCCAGCCAATCGAGCCGCCGAAGACACGCAAAGCCCGCTAAAAAGCGGCCATTGGCGATTCCCGATAACTCCGTCTTGACGAGTTATCGTGAGTTCTGCATAACCTCCCCCCGTCACGCCACGACGGCGTGCGGCGGAGGGATACGCCATGCCGACCGGTGTTGCCGATGGGCCGCGGATTCGCGCACGTCACGGATACGCAGCTCCTCGAGTGGGCAGCGGCTATGCCATTGGAGCGCATCGCCGCAATTACGGGGTCGACTACCTCGTCGATCTCGCGCCGGCTACGGGCGCTCGGCTGGACGGACCCACATCCCGGCCCCAAGGACCCGGACGAGGCGACCATTCGCCAGCGGTGCTCGGAGGTGCAGTCGCGCTGGTCCGAGCAGGAGCGGCGCAGGAGAGCCGGGCAGCGGCGAGCGAGCGTAACCGTCGTACACGCATCCGATCTCGGGCTTGCCAACTTCTCGTGACGTGGCTGCACCGCGTGGCCCGCTGCCACGCGCATCTGTGCGCCATCGTGCGTCTCTACGGCGACCCGAGCAAAGCCGGCGGGCAGTCGAACGCTGGCGAGACGTACCAGGCCCGCGCGGCTCGCGGCGACCGGACGCTGCTCTACGACGCGCTCACGGTGACGATCGACGAGCTGATCGAGGTGCGCGACGAGATCGGCGCGACCATGGACGCGGCCGAGCCGACGACGGCCGCGCCGGGCACCCAAGACAAGGTCGAGGAGATGTGTCGTCGCGCTGAGCGCGGCGAGTCACTCTTCGTGCAGGGCGATACGCAAGGACGCGAGGTCGGCGACGGATCGCTGGCCTGATCACGGATGGTTTTTTGCGGTCGGTCGTGACGGAGTGCGGCCGGCCGCGCTAAGGAGGGCTACGTGCTAGTGCTCAGTCGAGCGGAGGGCGAGCGTGTCGTCGTGCCGCATGCACGGATGGAAATCGTGGTGCAGGAGATCCGCGGCAATGTCGTCCGCCTGGCGTTCAGGGCGCCACAGCGTGTCGACATCTTCCGCGGCGAGGTGTTTGACAGGATCGCGATGGATCAATGGGACGAGGACGAACCAACTCAAGAGGAGGACGTGAAGTGAAGATCGTGAAAGGCAAGCAGGCCGCACCCGTGCGGTGCGTGCTCTACGGCGTCGAGGGCATCGGTAAGACGACGCTGGCGGCGCAGTTTCCGACGCCGCTGTTTCTCGACACCGAGGACGGGACGAAGCAGCTCGAGGTCGACCGGGTCGCGTGCCCGGACTGGCCGAGCCTGCGTGGCGCGGTCGCCGAGCTGGCGGTCGAGAAGCACGGCTACCAGACGATCGTCATCGACTCGATCGACTGGGCGGAGCGGGCGCTGGTCGAGTTTGTCTGCAAGCAGGACGGCAAGAAGTCGATCGAGGACTACGGCTTCGGCAAGGGCTACACGGTGGTGGCCGAGCATATGGGGCGGTTCGTCGAGGGCCTGGACAACCTCCACCGTGCCGGGCTGCACGTGCTGCTCGTGGCCCATGCCAAGGTGCAGCGGACGAGCCCGCCCGACCAGACGGACGGCTACGACCGGTACGAGCTGCGGCTGTCCAAGCAGGTGTCGCCCATCGTCAAGGAATGGGCGGACGCGCTGCTCTTCGCCAACTACCGCATGCGGCTGATCGAGGGCAGCGACGGGAAGCGGAAGGCGATTGGTGGCAAAGACCGCGTCGTCTACGCCGAGCGTGCGGCGGCCTACGACGCCAAGAACCGCTACGGGCTGGGCGAAGAGCTGCCCATGACGATCGAGGCCCTGGCCCCGCTGTTCACCGGGACCGGTGCTAGGCAGATCGACACCGAGCTGTACGACCAGGTCGTCAAGTACATCGCGGAGGCCAAGAGCGTCAGGACGCTCGGGAAGATCGGCGACCGCATTGACGCGCTGCTGTCAGACGGCCAGCTGACGGCCGAGCAGGGAGAGGCGTTGACAGTACTGGTCAGGGAGCGGCACGACGCGATCGAGCCGCAGGAGGTGACCGATGGCGTGGCATGACGTGCCGCCGTGGACCGCCAAGCGGGCCGAGTCGGAG